GTCAGACATTGCCACATGAGTTCATCAATATCTTGGTCAAACCTATCATGAAGTATATCATATATTTCATCCTCTTCAAGGTTATCGTTAAAGTCATCGTAAACTTCGCCATTTAATGTTATTTCCATAGATTTTACTAATAAATTAACTTCTATAACAACCATTTCACCATCAATTTCAAAATAAAAGTCTTTAGCAAAATACCCTTCAATAGTTATTTCTTTCATAAGATATTGAGTATTTAATTTAAATGGTTTTCCTACAAGACAACTACTAATTTCATTTAAAGTTTTTTGTGGGATATATAAACCATCGCAATCTAAATAATATAAAAATTGTGAGGCGACGGTAACTTCAGGAAAAAACTTTTTTAACGAATGTATTTCTTCATCAACGTAACCTGACAGAGCTTCTTTGGTATACGGTAAGTTTTTAGGGTTGTCTATTGTGTAGACAGGTATTTGTTTGTAATAAACTGATTTTTTATATTTACCTGTTGAACGCAATGTTATACCGTCTGCGTCAATTACGGGTAATATTTTAACAACATTGTCCATTAATCTTTTTAGTTGTAATTCACTAGTGTTCATATTAGATAATTAGTATATTAGTCGCGTTAGTGTAATAAGTTTTATTTAAAAAATATAATAATCCCTGTTCCCAATTATAAGATGGCCCCAAATACATTTCCATTTTTTCTGCAAACACATCATAGAATATATAAGTGTCAAGGCGAGGGTCTCTAACGTTAGGACTTTCTTCACAAATTTCAGGTAGTTCACCTGTAAGTTCCTCACCATAATTACCATTACCATCATAGTACTTGTCCTCAATCAATTTAAACAGATAATCATCGTGGTTTGTATTAGGGAGAACAAACCCAACGGCATAAGGGTCACAACAAACACCCATACCACAATTAAAGTCGGCCCAATCATAGTATATATCGTCAAACCCTTTGAATTCCATAACAAGAACTCGGTGGATAATCTCGGACATTCTATCTTCTCCTATAATGTATTTCATATTAGGTAAATAGTAATAATTTTATTTAAAATTTGAAACTAAAATGAAAAAAACTTGACATAACAAGAAATTTATAGTACTTTTGTAAAACAATTGATATTTAATAAGAAACAATGAAACAGAACTCAACACATAACGTAAGTAATCTCCCGACAAACGTGGGCCAATCATGGTTTACGATTAAGGGGCAGGATTGCCGTAAGTTCAGGGTTCTTAATAAGATGTAATCGTATCATCATATATATAAAGAGACCCTGGACTACAAAAAGTTCAGGGTTTTTTTTTGGTTCTTTGACATATTGGAAAAATACACGTCTGTAGCTCAGGGGTAGAGCACTTCTCTCCAAAAGAAGGTGTCGGGATTTCGAAATTCTCCAGGAGTGCAAGTGTTCGATTATTTTTGTTTGTTTCGAACTATTTATAATAAAACAAAATTATGAAAGAAAAAATTTTAGAATTAAGAAATGAGGGGAAATCTTATAGAGAAATACAAAAAATTTTAGGATGTTCTAAATCTACAATATCATATCATTGTGGTAATGGTCAAAAAGAAAAAACAAAAAACAGAACAAAAAAAAGAAGGGAAAATAAAATAGTTGAAAAGTTGGAAAGATTCAAATATCGGAAGTTAAGATATAAAAAAGAATCCGTTAGAAAATTCAATAAACGAGACAACGGTATTAAAGGTCGGGTTAATAAAGATTATGACTTAAATTTTACTTGGTTAGATATTATAGAAAAATTTAATGAAAATACAATATGTTATTTAACGGGTATTAATATAAATTTATTTGAAGGTGATTATCAATTAGACCACATAGTACCCGTTAGCCGTGGAGGGAATAACTCTATTGATAATTTAGGTATCACACATCCTATTGTTAATAAAATGAAAGGTGATTTAACACCTGAAGAGTTAATTGAATGGTGTATTAAAATATTAGAATTTTCAAATTATAAAGTAATGAAATAAGCCTCCATAGCTCAGCAGGTCAGAGCGACTGATTTGTAATCAGTAGGTCGCTGGTTCGAGTCCAGTTATCCCGACTATAATGGTACCATAGCTCAGTTGGTAGAGCAAAGGACTGAAAATCCTTGTGTCGGTGGTTCGAATCCACCTGGTACCACGAGGTCCTGAATTAACAGGACAACCCCCACCTCCGATATGGCAGTCGGTCCGTTAATCCGACGAAGATGGGTTTTTTTATAAGCGGGTGTCGTATAACGGCTCATTATGTCACTCTTCCAAAGTGAAGACGGGGTTTCGACTACCCCCACCCGCTCCATATACGGTCTATTGGTCCAAAGGCTACGATATCCGACTGTCTATCGGAGGATGAGGGTTCGATTCCCTCATAGACCGCCAAAGAGGAGTAACTTGCGTAGGTGCCTCAGGGGACTGCAGCCCCACTACGCTCCATATTGTCCCTTCATCTAAAGGCAGGATGTTAGATTTTGATTCTAAAAATGCTGGTTCGAGTCCAGACGGGACAACTTTTTTTGTTTTATTAATAAACTTGTCTTATCTTTGTATTATGGAAAAAGAATTTGTAACATACGAACAATCATTAGAACTCAAAAAAATTGAATTTGATGAACCTTGTTATTTCGCTTACACTAAGGGTACAAGAAAAAATCTGAGTAAACCACAACTATTTGTTGAACCTATTGACTTTAATAAAGATTTTACTTTTGTTTCAGCACCAACATTCTCACAGGTGTTCAGATGGTTTGAAGAGAAGTATTCATACTTTGTGGATGTTAAAACTGACACCACACCGAATGAGATTTTGGGATTTGATTATTATATTAAGAGTTGGAAGTTTGGACCGATGTATTTTGATTTCTTCAAAGATAAGAGAGAGGGAAACATTGAGGTAATTAAGAAGATGATTGAGATGGTGAAGAAAGAGAAACAAAAGGAGGCTCTTATTGAGTTGATGGATAACGATAAAGATTTAGATAAATAATATGACACAGAAACAACAAGACGCAATTGACGGAATAATGGACAACTTCAAGTTTGAACAAGTCCGCCAAGTAATGGAATTATTAAATTGGGAGTGGCAGGATGCTGAAGAAGGTATCCCTACTGTACCTGAATTGAGAAAACAGGCAAGACGATTGTTAAAAATGTCGTTTAAAGAAAAAACAGATGTATCAACAGGTGGGTTTCACGTAAAATATGAATCGGACGCTGATGGAAGTGAGTTTATTCAATTAATCTTTGCGGTTGAAGAATGGTATGAAGATGTGGAAAAAGATTTGGCAGAATAAGAAAGTTGATGTATATTTGTTGAAGTTCTTTGAGAGATTAAAAAAATAGTCAGGTGGGTGTAATGAGGGACGGTCCCAAATCCATAGAGCTAGTGGTTCTCGACACTTGTAGATTCCATTAGAAGTAAGGTTACTTATCCGGTTCGAGTCCGGCCCTGACTACTAAAGTACACACTACGCTACCCATTGACCAGCGTCCCAGGGTGTGTCTTTTACGGTGTTGTTCCCTTGAGAAAGGAGGTATTGATAAAAAAGGAAGTTGTTAAAAGTAACAATATGCTTACAACACAGAGGTTCTCAACCTCAAACTATTAGTGAACTTCGGTACCCATACCGCTGACGATGGGCTAAGTAAGATACAATTCCGTGTTGCGGGGAGTAGAATGCCGAAGAGCTGGTAGTAACATAGTCAGGTAACTCAATTGGCAGAGCTCCTAACAAGGAAGATTGCAGGTTCGAATCCTGTTCTGACTACACGTTCTGACTAATCATCAGATAGTATGTCCCATACGATGAGAAATGGTATGATAACCATAGGGAAGAGTTGAAGGTTTGTATATATATTACCTTCTAGTTGACTACTAAGGTCGGTAAAACCCATCACGAAGGGGAGCAAGACAGTTTATTCCTAACTCAGCAATGAGGACAGCCATAACACCTGTAAGTTGGATAGATAAGGGTGTCTTTATATAATAAGGTCGGGTGTCCGAGTGGCTTAGGTGGGGCCTTGCAAACGCTCTTATGTTGGTTCGATTCCAACTCCGACCTCAATTTTTTTTGACTTTACAAAGTCTAATGTGTATAATTAATTTCTTATGAAAAAACTTTTATTTGTATTATTATTTATTCCTTCACACTTCTTTGGACAGTGTGATACTTTACCACTAACGATAACACACGATGGTAATGTACTTGATATGTGTTCAGAGTTTAAGACACATAACTATTCTGTTGAGAACATAGACAATTTTGTTTATTACTGGACGGTAGACAGTGTGGGACAGGTTGAGTCCGACAATGATATATCATTAACTTGGGATGATACCACCGATAGTCATTTGATTGAAGTGTATGGTGTGGATTTAAATGGGTGTAGTACTGACACGGCTTCTTTAACTATTACCACAACTACCTGTCATAAACTTTATGTTCCCAATTCGTTTTCACCTAACAACGATGGGTTAAATGATATATTTTCCTTCAAGGGAACCAATGTTTTCAATCCACGATTAGAGATTTATACCCAATGGGGTGAAATGGTTTGTGTTATTGAATCGTCATCACAATCTTGGACTGGTAATGTTAATAATAGTGGATACTATTGTGAGTCAGGTATATACAACTGGAAAATGTTTTATCGTGATG